GTGATACTTTTATCATCGTGAGTAAATGGAACTGAAAAAGATGAAAAATTTGAACCTATAGCGAATAAAAAGGAATGATCTCCGCAAGTACGTGCATCTGCCGCGGCTCCAGTGACTGTTAATGATTTATCAATAGGTGGATTGCTGGGGTTTGTAATATTAGTCGAAAGCCATTTAGTAGTTTCACTCGAAATCGCTGGACTCATAATAGGCAATAAAGTACCATCAATAACCATTTGATTAATTTTTTTATTGATTTCTTCCTGTACGTCCAGATTATCAAAATAACTTTTGATAAACTCATACAATTCTTTGTAGCTTTTAATTAGACTTGTCTGCGCTTCAAACATTTCTTTGACCGTTTTAAACAGTATAACAAATTTGTTTTCCAGACTCAATGTCCCATTGAAATCATACGGAATCCCCCGCACACTTGCGACAACCTCGCAAGCCTGCGTAATCATCTGACCAAAGTCGGGTAAATTGGGAAAATCTGGAATCGTCGGTTTCTCTGCCATTGCTGTACCTCCTTAATAAAATTGATAAAACAACTCTTTACAATCGTCGCAGATACGCTTGTTAAGATTAAGGATGGTATCTCGGAATCTCTGAATTTCTATTGAGTAACTTCCGTCAAAGCCTTCATCCACAATCGTATCATTATTATCTGCATGATACGTGTCATTGCTATTGGTTTTTGTTGTATTTTCTCCGTTGCTGACCGCGCTGTTATGAATCGTATTCTGTCCCCGATCCATCGTAGACGCATAATTCGTTCCGGCAAAATTAATCTGCGGGTTGTCGGAATGGATATTTTGGGTATTGTTATTTGTATCGGCTGTCGTTGTGTTTTTCGCTGTGCTGTCTCCCGAGATCACACCTGTTCGAGTATCGTCTTTTGTACTCGTTACTTTTCGTGTACTCTTATGAGTGATAAGCGGGTCGTACTCAAAAGTAATACTCCTGTATAACTGCTCGTAATATGGCATGTTAACCGTAAGGATTTTTTTCAGATGATACTGAAATTCACCAATCGTTTCTAACCCGATCTGCTCGCGGAAATACTGTAAACAGAACGTTTTTTCGAACGCAAGTTTTGTAGCATTATATTCGGAGTCGGATGCATCGACATAAAACGGAAATTCAAAATTGAATACGAGTTCAACTGCCTTTTCAATCATTCCATCAATGTTCTGTTTTTCAAGTGGATGAATCACGTTGTCTGCAATAACTAACTGTTCGATCGTATTTGTTAGTGTTTTCGTTTCGTAGTTATAGTCAAGAAACATTATTCCACCTCACTTTCTGGTTTGCCGGTTTCTGGTGTTTTTCTGTTTGCCGTTTTTATTGTCTCAAATGCATCTGGTCGGTTAATCGGCGTTACCATCTTAGAATTAAAACGTACATGGATGTTCAGACCATACATATCGTTAATAGCGTCAAGTCCTCTCTGAATGGTTGCCAGATTTCCGTTTCTTGTTAACTCGATTTCTCCATCGTTGTAACTCGTTTCTGCGGAAACCAGCCGTTCCGGTTTTTCTACGCCGCTTGCTTCGATTCCGAGATCAGCCAGACACTCTGCTACTTCTCTCTGTGCGGCGGTGTCAAGTTCGTTAAAAATCGGTTGCACTTTCAGATCAATGGTATCAATCTGAATCTGTTTTCGCAGATCGTTTTTTGCTTTGATGAAAGGAATATTTTTTACCCATTTCTGAATAAAGTTGTCAATGCAGAGTTTCTGCGTAGAATCCCCGCTGATTACTACAGGTGTCCTCTGTTGAATAACGTTAACCCGTGTTGACGCTTTTTTCTCCGCCAAACTTTGCGCATGAAGAATAATACTAAGAATTTCCGGCACGGCAAAAGGTCTTGCGAAAATCAACGCGCTTTCTTCTTTATCCGTCTGTTCATAATACTGTCCGTTCATGGCATAAGCAATCCAATCGGTAGGGATGCCGTAAATATCCGGTTCCCCAACCAGATTCACACCAAAAACGCCGAATAGTCCGGTGATTGGTTCTTTTTTGAACAGACACATTCCCTGCCATAACAGATAGGAGTTGAGCATCCGCGGCGGAATCTCATCCGGTAAACCGTCATACTCATAACGTGATAATGCTAAATTTACAAACTTGTCAAAAAAGTGCCGGAAATATAGTTTTTCTTCCGGTGATGTATTCGGATTATTTTCCCACTGTCCCCATACTTCCTTGTTACTCACCCGATACGGGTTATTGTACATGATATCACCTCCTTAGTTATTGGAAAGACCATAGTTTCCCACATCGTCCGTATGCCAGAACGTAACGCCGCGGTTAAACATTGTCTGCAAAAAGTTGATATCATCGGTAACACACGAACCATGCAAGCTGCAATTAACCGTTTTGACAAAATTCCAATTTGAACGCCCCGTAATATTGGGTACTTTAATTTTGTGCGTTGCATATCCGTACATTGTGAAAAAATCGTCGATTGTTTTTGCCATCTGAGCGGTTACACTCATCACATGACAGTAAACTTGACTGCCGAACAATGCGGTGGCAACATAACTTCCAGATGAATTGCCTTTTGCTGTCGGTGGAATCAAATCATGACTTTCTTTTTGTGCGTTAATGTTTTCGTTCAGTAGATATGTTCCGGTTGCCGCGGTATAAATGCTTTCAACGCCAGCGGCTAAATTTCCGCTTAATGCTCCGACTAATCCTCCGGCTAAATTTCCAATCTGCGATATTGCATTCTGCTTTTTGGAGTAGTCCCATAACGGACTAGACTGCGCTAGAAAAGCCTGATAGCCGTCATTTGTCCATGCACACTGTGGGAAATTATTGATGATAAAACCGTATGGGGATTTTGACCCACCAGTACGTTTATATTCACGCGGAGCCACAAAGATTGCCGGAATATTAAACATAACGCCATACACCTGCATGGTTAATGCTCCATTTTTACCGTATTCGAAATTAAAAGTATGCTGTATTCCCGAACCATCGTTGACCAGACAATAACAATAGGGATACTGATATAGTTTATTGTTTTTCGGTATATAGCCGTCAAGTGCATCTGGCTGAACGGTTACTTGTGTATAAGCAGATGCATCTGTCTGGAAACACGCTTCTGGTGCTTGATATACATTAACAATCGCATCTCCGTTTCCGCTTTTGACGTAATTCTGGATAACTGTGATTAAGTCCGTATATTTTGTTTTCCGAGTAAATGTCAAACCAGATAAAATTCCCTGATTGACAATGGGTATAATATTTGTTCCGTTTTCGTCTGCACTCGCGCTCAAACAATACTGCATCGGACCGAGATTCAAAAGTTTCTGTTCGGTCGGATTGTCCACGTATTCCCCCGTTTCCAGATTTTCTGGCACTAAATTAATTCCGGCATAATCAGCTTTTTTGTCAATATGTTCCCGTTCCACATAGCACGGCTGTAATACCACATCGTAAAAACTGTTCTGGAAACGATCGGGTTCGAAATAAATCTTAAAACTTCCGTCACTCAACCATTCTACGCGCGTCACAAAACCGAAATACCATTCTTCCGTATAGGGTTTGTTCTGAAAAGCAATATAATTGCATTTCAGAAATTCACTCTCATTCCCTTTTCCTTTATAAGTCAGTTCTCCCCATCTCACGGGCGCGGACTGCTTAAAAGTATGGATTGCTTTTTCTCTTACGTGCGCCAGACAACCTGCTTTTCCGTTTTCGTAGTATCTTACGTGTTCATAATCGTTTCCCCACTCAATACCACTAGCCAAAATAACCGTGGTCTGCGGGGAAACAGCCGCCACATCGGATTGCGGCGGCATTGGAATAAATGATTCCATGTTTCCCACCTCTCTTAATCGGAAGTAAAGTAAATGGTTGCTGTTTTGGACGATTCGTAACGACTGGTAATCACAACTTTTATGCTCGTTGTTTTATTTGTTTTCGTTTTCAGATTATGTTCGTCTTTTGCGATTCGAAGAATCGTAGTTCCCGGGATTACAAACGTATCGGCAGAAGAGTTACCCTCTACTTTTAAGTCAATCGCGTTATCAGCTACCCCTTTAGAAATAACTGAAAAATTTCCACCGAAGTCGACATCTGTTCCAGTTTTCACCAGTTCCACGTCACTTACGGTAATGGAAGAAACACCAACCGTCTCGGTCGTAAACACGATGATCGGATAAAACAGGGAATAAGAGAACATCTCTTTTACTGTATACGTACTGTTCCAACGCAGTCCGCGATTAACGTTATCCTGTACCATCATGCGGTACTGTTCTCGGATTTTGAAGAACCGTTTGTCAACCAGTACAGCCACGATACCCTCAGCATCGTTAAAGTTATCAATTAAAACCTGCTGTGCTTTCGGAATCATCCGGTCGAGATTGTACGCGCTTGCATAACTGTCAACGTTCATCGCGGCTTTGGTATCTGGGTCGACAAACAGAAGAATGGTATCTTCTTTTGCCGCCGATGTCGCGCCAGCGAAATTATACAGCGGGTTCGGGAACTGAATCTTGTCAATATAGGACTGAATTTGTTTCGCCAGTGCGTTCGCGGATGCTTGATCTATAACCGCATCCACGTGTACCGGATAAATCTGACCCGCGCGCTTTGCAGATGCAATCAGTTCTTTTGCCGTGGTAAACTCATCCCAGTTACAAGCGGAAACGACACTCTCCACTTTTGCCTGCACTAGACTTCTGAGTCCGTAATCATCGAGAAACGCGCCGCGCATATCCTCAAACCAGATCGTTACCGGATAATCGTTATTAAAATTGATTACATGATACAGCGCCATAATGTAGCTGTCATAAATGGCGGTCGCATCTTCGATGCTGATATTGGCATCATGCGCATATCCCTGCGCAAAGTTTACGTAGACTTCCTGTTCACCGTTTCCATACGGCATAGCATTACTGTTCAGTACACGCAGAGGATTTCGGAACGCTTCGGTACTGATACTCTGACTGGCAATCAGATTGACCAGTGCAGGAACGAGTTCGTTTCTTGCCATCGGATTATACGGGTCAGTTAACGTTTTTGCAATATCCGCGATATTATCACGCGTTGCCACAGGAACTCTGTCACGGTAATCAACACTCATCGTCTGCCGAACGGCGTTCAGCATGTTAATATTTGTCATGTCAAGTTTTGCCATTGTTACTCTCCTTTTCCGCTCATGATGAGCTGAGACATATCAAGATCATTGATACTTGTTGCGGTGTCTTCTGCTTCCGGCACTTTTCCGCCAAACTCTGTTACTTTTGTGATACTTCCGCCGTGGGAAAGATCAGACCAGCGGCTTTTGATTTCTGCGACCGCAGATTCATACTTTCCGCGCAGTTCGTCCCGTTCCGCAACCAGTGCGTCACGCTCCGACATCAGCGCTCCGATGTCAGTATCTTCTGTTTTGATTTTTTCACTGATGGCGGCGATCGCATCACCATGCGTTTCGATGTTTCCAATATCGGCTACAATTTCTGTCCAATACTCTTCAAGTGTCATGTTAATACCTCCTTTTTAAATTGGGATATAACCAGATCGGCATTTTATGCCGTTTTGGTTTCATGGGATGAGGCGGCTCGGGCGGTTCCGGTTGTCCAGTGGACAGATACCGAAATACCATAATCGCATTGTTTAATCTTTCAGAATCGGATAGATAGCGGTTCCCCACAATCCATCCGGTAATTGCAGAATCTTTTGCGTGTTCGGAAATATAATTGAAGCACTCGTGTGCTTTTTCCTGCCGGAACGCAAGTGTTCCATCGTCACTAATTCCCTCCCATCCTTTCATATAGGCGGAAGTCAGTGCGTTCAGATCGGTGCTGTCACTGTGCAAAAACGCTTGTAGATTTTCGTAAGCACTAGCGGCTCCGACCGAATACCAGACATTTTCATAAATCAGATATTCTAACTGCGCGTTACCATCTTCCCGGCTGTACCCGTTGGAATCTAACCATTGGAACAACCGCGTCCGGCGGTCGGTGACGGCGTTATCCGTCCATTGTCCCAAACCATAACCGGGAGAACCGACAATCGTACCCTGCCACAAACCCGGATTAATGGTTGATTCCTGCCAGAAGTTGCCGCAGATGGCGGAAATCACATACTGGCTGATACCGCTTTGTACCTCAACCGGATACCGATAAAGATACGTCCACGCGCTATAGGGAGACACAAACGTATTAATGGATACCTGTCTTTCCAGCGGGTAACTATCGGTGTGCGCCCCCATCGTATACCCGCCACCGTCAGCGGGATTGTAAACCATTTCGGTGTGTCCGCTCCTCCATAAAATATCACCTTTTTTCCATGGCTGATTGGCTGTACCTTTTTGGAATCCCGCACCGATCAAATATCCGTCCATGCTACGAGTCGTAAACCACGGGTTAGATGCTAAAAACCCGCCGACCGTACAACAGTAACTCATGAGAGATGAGCAATCATAGTAGGTAATACCTCCTACGGTCTGACCCTCACGATACGTTTGGGAATATCCAACGTTTGGATTGTTACAAATCTCGATACAGGTATTGTAAGCAAGCGTCAGATCAGCCACGGGTTAAACCCTCTTTTGCTACGTAACCAGTATAGACGATGCCATTTACTACGGCTTTCACCAGATACCATTCTCCGGTATAATACCCGTAGTTTCTAACACTGGTTCCGGTTGGCAACGTCAAAATGACTTTTTTATCCATTCCAGCACCAACGCGCAGATTATAACGATCGTTGGTATGATAGGCTCCGGCGATTTTCCGGTCAAAACTACGTGCGGACTCGGGTTTGATGCAGTTCTCAATAGGTTTCTGCGGTTTTTCGTTTTTTACAACATACCGATAATGGACGGTATTCTCATACGGGAGATCATAATAAGACCGAACGCAGATTTCTTTTCCGGTCTGATCGCCCGTCTGTCCATCAATCCCGCCGTTTTCGGACTGGCTGGCGTGAACGATGCGGTTCGCGTCAACCGACATCGTTACATGATGCCCTGCCGCAAGGTGGATATCACCGCGTTTCCACGGTTTACCGCATTTCACAAAACCCGATCTTTCCAACTGTTCACCGAGATTTCTTGTGGTGCTATACGGACTGACCGGAACCCCAGCTTTTTCAAGTGCCGTTCCGACAAAGGATGAGCAATCATAGTCAGGATCATTCCGGTGTACCTGTGAGTAACCGTGCCGATCATCGGCGGCAATCTGTTCTGCCCATGCAACTGCGTTTTCTATTTTACTCATTTTTTCCACCTCCTAAATGCTGACACAATGAGTTAATCGCAGTAGTGTTCGCTTCTACGCTTTTCCTCAGTTCTTCCATTTCTTCCTTGTGAGCGTCTTTTTCTTTCACCAGATACCAGAAAAGTGCGCCGCAACAAACGATTGGAAAACCGAGACTGCCAACTAACTGTGTTATCATCGTTACATCCATTCTTCCACCTCCTTATCCTGCCATTTTAACCAGTCCTCAATTTCACTTAATTTATCACACATAATAAAATTATGAATGAAGCGGACTGGCGATTTACTGTTATACGCGTTGCCATCCATGAAAAAGAAATCCCACAAATATCGGATGTGAGACTCGTAATTTTCATGAGGGACAATGATCAACGTGTCTTTTTCGTCCCCTTTATAGCGTACCGTATAAGCAAGATAAGCATTTTCTTTTTTCATCATTCCGACAATCATATTAAAAGCGATACTTGCCATCGTTGCTCCTTTCTTCCTGTCCATTAAAACAAGGAAACCTTTTGACCTGCCAAGGACAGGGCGGTTTACTCAACCGTGGCAACCCCTCTGAAAAAGGTTTCCCCGTATTTTCATGATACTTCTTTTCTGTCCGTCTGTCAAGTACTTTTGTCCGTCATACGCAAACTATTTATAAAGATCAATTCCCAATAACTCAACCGCCATATTTTTGCTGTCTAGATCGTCAAATCGCAAGTATGCTTTCCGGTACGCGTCAACCAGATTTTCGAATAGATAATCATAGTGTTCCAACATCACCGTGTTCTGCGTATGATCTCCGTCACGGAACACCGCAACAAAATTACAAGACGGGTTATAGTTATGCGTAATATAGATGTAACCCTCTTCGTAATACTCATACACCCCATAACTTTTTCCGCTGTGCTCGATCGTAAACAGATACCGCGACCGTCCGGTCGGCTTTTGCACAAACACGGCATCATCAATCAACATCTGATCTCCTACACTCATGCTCTTCATATAGTGTCCGCCGCGGAATGCTTTCAGAGCAGTATTTTCCCACATCGCCTTACTAGCACTGTCATTGTGCGTAAATTCGCACACAAAACCACTTCCATGCATCATTTTGGTTTCTTTCTGATACCGTTTGTGGATGCCAAAAAATACAAAATAGGGATTAAGTAAAGAAATATTATTCGATGCCATCACCAGCTTAAACCATCTAGACTGACTTCCGTTTCCGCGGCTAATCGTCAATAGCAACGATTGCAGTTTTTCAGATTCCCCTTTTACGTATTGTCCGCTTTCCATGCTGAACTCGTCAAAAAACAAAAAGTAGATATCCCGAAAATACGGAGACAATTTTTTTACACTGTCCATCTTACTTCCAAAGCTAAACGCACATCCGAATGGCTCCCCGTCCAGAAAATACCGCACGACATTTCCATTCTTATCCAGATTTTTATAGGTAATCACACTACCCAATTTTGGATACATTTGCAACATATCCTCATACATCGCCGCCGCTCCCGTCATTTCCCCTTTCGTCCGGAAAATCCATCCGGTCTGCAATCCGTACTCTTTGCACAAGATACAGCTTGCCGCGGCGAACGCACTTGTCTTTCCGGCGCTACGGTTGGAACACGTAATTGCCACTCCAGCGAACTCCCCGTCCACGTCCGGCTCCGTAAACAACCGAATCGGATTGTAATACTGAATCGGCTTGCCATCATCCGATACCGATTCAAATTTCACGCCATAATCTGCAAAAAGTTTTTCCCATTTGATATCATTCCAAAAAATCATTGTTTCACGTGAAACATTTTGTTTCACTTCCTCCTTTCTAGCATTTCCACAACCCGCGCACCGCGTCCCGCATAATCTATGTTAACCGCCAGTTCCCCGCCAGCAAAACCGCAGACAATCTCACGTTTATCGCACGATGATCGCACGTTTGACTGCGGATGGACGGCAGTAAGGGCAGAGCTTCGCTGGGTATAAAAAGAGCTACGCTGGAAAACGTAGCTCTTTTACACGTATGGGAAGAAGTTTATAACACAAGATATAGTAACAATCAACTACAGGTAAACTAAATCCTCAAATTACCGTCCGCCAGTCGGGGCGCGTACCCAGTTCATGGTTACTTATTCCATAAATGGGTTAAACTTTTCGGTATCACCGAACTTATGAACGTTTACCGCGGAAAGGTATGCGGTGAATCCCTTGTCGCGACGGAACTTGCTTTCTCCGATAGAGATGAACAGGTCAACTACTGCTCCTTTGCCCAGTTCGTCAACACTCGAAACGGTGTCGCTCTCTACGCCGTCCTCGTAAAAGTCAACGTGGTAATTGGTCTGCACTTTCACGTACAAACCAGCTTCGGAGGTTTCCTTTGCAGGAATCCATTTCGCTTCTGCGGCGGCATCTTCGCCAAACTCTTCGATGATTTTTTCAAAAATGTCTTTCTGCTGATCGGCAGAGATAGACGCGGAAAGAACACTTTTTCCGTCTTCCTCTTTTGCGTATTTAACAGTTACGTTGTTCAGTCTCATTTTCGCTTTGCTCATGATTTCGTTCTCCTTTTGATTAATTTATTTGTTATGCAAAACCGCGGCGCGTTGCTTTGATCGGTTACGTCTTATCTGGACTATTCCAGACCGCGGTTGTGCGCTTAGTCTAGTCTTGTTGCTTCTGCAAAAAACTGCTCATCCGGCATCTCGTAGCGGGCAGATACGGTGTCGACTAAGACGCAAACGGAATCTTCCGGCAGTCCTGCCGAGATGACAGCATCTTTTTTGGCTTTCTGCGATTTTAATTCTGAGTCAGACTCAAAAAAACCGAGTTCCTGTCTTGTTTTTCTGTCAATGACAGCGTACTGCCATTTTTCAATTTTTGTGCGTACCATGTTTTTTTTTCTCCTTTACTTTATGTGGTTATTATTTCTTACAAGTATTATAATAGCACTGTTCTGGCAGAATGTCAATACTTTCATACAAGAAAAATAAAAAAAATATCCAAAAATAAAAGCAGAATAGCAAGGTCTATTTCCTCTTCATGCAAAGCACAGATCGTTGCGATTAAAAGTAACATAAAAAAGATGAAAAATCTCATTTTATTCTCCTATTCCGGTATCACTCCGTCTTGAGAGTTTACCAACACTTCATAGTATTCATTTGATACTCCTAAGGTATAAGTGGTATCAATAATTCCGATGTTACTTGCTGTCAAAATTTCTTCCCCGTTTACTTTGATGTAATGCGGTTTGGTGTTATTAAAGCAACTGATCGTTCGTCCGACATTTTCCATTCTGCGGCAGAGACGGAAATTATTACAGCACTTTATATTTTCCGCGCCTAATTTTTTGTTCATGCCAGCGACCGTAGACGTAAAACGCACGGGGTCTTTGCCGGATTCAGCAGCTTTTTTGTCCCATTCAATGCCGCAGTATTTTTTCGCGCCAAGGGTCTTAAACTGGATATAGAGGTCATCCATATCCCAAACGCCGAGAATATAACGGGTGTCACCAACGTCACAAAACGCAGGAATGTCATTATCAATCGCACGTTTTTCCAGTATTTTGTTTTTGGCTTCAAATTCTGGAATGTGTACGTCCGGATGTAAAAACTTGATACTATCGGTGTCGCAGTATACGGCATCCATTCCAACCACGTCCAGCATATCTTGTAACTGCTTTCTTGCGTGGGCGGTAACATAGATTCCCCATTGATAGTGCAAAAAGCTGTTTTTTCCATCATAGTACGTTTTCAGTGCTTTTTCCGCATCTGCTTTTTCCCGATGCCATTCTCCCGTAAAAGCATCCATTGCCCATTCGTCCTGCAAAAGATCGGTAACACACATTCCGAACGTGCTGTTTAGTTTATTCTTAGATTTCATATATTCATAGACTTTATCGGGATTTCCTTTCAACTGGCTTTTTGCGATAAAAAATGACATCATCGTTTTACGCATACTTTCCGGTAATTTTCCGCGCGCGGCTACGTAGCACTCCGAGACGGTAAAGAAATCATAGTCGTATTGATTTTTTATGATCGACAAGTCAATTTCCGTCATTGCTATTTCACAGCAATCAATAGACAATACGCGTCCATTATCAATCACACAATCTTTCCCGTGCTTCTGACACTTTGACAGCGGGATATACGGGACTGGGATATTTTCTTTAATACGCAAGTTGTCAAATTGTACCCGCATGATAACACAACGTGTAGCACACAAGTTGTCAAACTGTCCCTGCGTTTTGATCTCAACCGCCCGAAACGCACTCATGGGATAGTAACCCATTGCTATCTGCGCGGGGTAGCTACTGGAAATATCCATGCTTCCCATTACGATTGCGTTTTCCCCTTTTTTCGCGGTGATCGTGTGCCCCGCGTGGATGCGGTTGGCGTGCGTGTTGCCGCCGCGGAACGCGTCTTTACAGAGTTGGTACTGCGGTAACGTCAAAGCCAGATCGGCAAATACTCCCGGATAATAACCGCTATCTGCCTGCATGGCACGGCGGAATTCTCGGCGGACGTAGCCAGTTGAGGTAAGGGGGATTTCCGCGAGGTTGTCTTCTTTACGCAGGGCGCAGATACACTCGCATAATCCGCGAACGTCATTATAGCAATAACCCTGTTCAACGTCCGTAAGAGGTGTTGTTGGTGTACGTAGTTTTTTGTAATCATACGTATCAACCAGTTTATAATGGGTTACACCCTCACTGTTTTCACAGAATTTCGCAAGACTCATGTTGCTGAGAAAATACGAACAGCGGAACTCAATCCCGTACTTATATGCATAACATTTCATTACTTTATGCGCGTCACGTGCAAATATTTCGTCAAATTCGACAAAATCCTTCATAAATTGAAACTCATATGAAAGATTATGAACGTAAACAACTGCACGTTTTTTGTCCGATGTTTGCAAGTATAAATGCAGTTTTTCACAGAATGAAAGAAACTCGTTCCATGTGCGTCCAAAACACACGGTATCTTTGATACAAAATTGCCATTGATACATAAAGGCGGTTCCTTTTACTACTTTTTCGCCCGTTTTGTTATAGCGTTCGTAATCGAGTTTTTCTAACGTAGTTGTTTCGATATCAAACGCCATTTCCACGTCATAATAGACGATGGGATTTTTCTTTCTTCCACGCTTGCGGCATTCGCGTACAGTCTGGAAAGACGAGAACGGAAAATCATTGACCGTGTAAATTGTTTCACGTGAAACATTCTCTTTCCCGTCTATCATAACAGGCACTTCTAATTCGTACATTTTTTCACCTACTTCAATTTTAGTCTAGTTTCTGCAAAAAGTTCTTCTTCTGTGATGTAGCCGTCCAGATACTCTTTATACTCATCCATGATATCTTCGTAATCATAAGTATTATCACTCATTTTCAGAAGAAAATCATCGATGATCTGATTTGAGGCTAACTCTCTTCTCAGACTCTTCTTATATAAGTTGGAAGTCAAAAACCGATATAAGTCTTTGTAATTGCTTTCGTCAACTTCTTCAGCAATTTTTCCAGACTTATCAAAACGGCGTTGTAACTCCTTTATTCTATAACCCTCCAACGTTGTTTCCGGCGCGTTCAAAAAAGCAACCATCGTATCCCATTCCTGCCGAATAGATTCCTCCGATCGTTTTACGCCTTTCAGAAATCTATCTTTCTCACGACCCTGCGCCGCAAAAAATTCTTTTACCCGACCGTATGCCCACTGGTCACGCGCGTGAATTTTTTCCAGTTTGGCAAGGCGGCTATTTGCCGCCTGCGCAACTCGTGGGAGCTCACGTTTGATCTGGTCGAGGGAAAGGTCGAGTTCCTGGTAGATGCTATAGTCCTTTGACTGCGGCATTATTCACACCCCCTTATAAAAAGTTTTAATTTACCGGACTCAATTTCGAAACCTAAAACTTCCTCAGACATGAAGTTTTCTTTTCTTTCACTGTAGACTTTTGCGTAATCCATGGCAAATTCCCTTACTAATACGTGATATTCTTCATTAAAAATGGTAACAGTAGCATAAATTTCGACTTCTACGCAACGCATACCACGATACATTTTTACAAAATCTTTTACTCTCATGATGAGATCTCCTTAATAATAACACTCTTCTTCGGAGCCTACTTTTGAATACAATGGACACATGGTACAATTATCATTCGAATCACAAACAGCACTGTGAGAAACTTCGATATAATAGGCTTTCAACGCGTAACGTGTTGAAAGATTGTTATGCAAGTTTACAGTAAATCCTTTACCAAAATTACCTTTATATGGCACTGGTTTACAGAATGAATTCTTTTTAACGTAGCCATTTGTAAGAGACGCATGGTCATACACGTAAATATGGATATTCCCGTCAATATCTTCCTGTTTTACATATAAAGGTATATCATCCATTTTCGCTGGTACGGTATACAGTTTCTCTAAATCTACTACTTTCATGGTAGTTCCTTTCTCCCCGTAGTGCCGATAGGTCAGCAGATATATTAAAAAGTATAAAGCGGTGATTCATGATACAACTCTCTGTACAAGTCATCAAAAGCAACCCATCTTGTAAGTGCTTTCTGTGCTAGCATACTCGATTGCCCAAAACAATTTTCCATTACTTTGAGCATTTCCCACGAATCATTACATCTTTCATTTAATTTGGTTTTAATTTCTTCTACGGTCATTTTTAGTCCTCCATTTTCTACTTTTATCTGTAAGACAAACAGTGCTGTGTCTTCTCGCTCGTTGATTCTTCCGCTTAACAGCTTCTTATCTATGGATAATGTGTTGAATGGTCTTCAACCTGTTCTTCAATAAATTCCGAACACTGTGCATCATTGCCATGCCGTTCCTGCTTTCTTCAACTGTTTTACCGGATCATGTTTATTCTTCATACACTCTGTCTGGCATCCTACCAGCCTAACTACCATGTTACTTGTGTATAGCCCTATCGCTACATCCGGACTTTCCTGCTTTCTGTTTGTCTAATAGTATGATACCACACAACAGCAAATATTTCAACTGTTTTTTCTAGAAATTTTTCTAGCATACTATTTCATTCTTACATATAAACAACGGGCGATCACAAACGTTACACATATAATCAACCACATGGCAGCCGCGGGCAACCGCGGAGCGACGGAGCGTGTCCGTCACTCGCGGACATGGAATGTCCGTCACCCGCGGACACTTTAGCAGACTAAAGTGAGTTACCGTTTCGCCTCTGTCCGCGACCCGCGGACAATGCCGCCGTTTTGCCCACTTTTCGGGCAAAATGAGTTAATAAAACGGAAGAATTGTGTGCGAATCGGGAGGAAAACGTGAATAATTGCTGAATTGTGTAGACAATTAGACGGAACTAACACTTTAGTCGGGTGAAGCGTTTTTGCCTTGTCGGTAAAATGCATAAAAATTTCGGGCTTATGTGTTGAATTAAGTATTAATAAGTGAACAAATGCAAACAAATGCATTGCAAAAGCGGTGTCTTTCTCACACGGACACCGCTTTTATTGTGCAAAGTGCTGTCCGCCGTACGCGGACAAAATTGGGAAAATGTCCGCGTGGGACGGACTATATATATGTTT